AGAATACCGTAGTTCTGAACGATCCAAAGTTTTTATACGCACAACAAAAACAAAGGTTTTGGCTGCATACGGACAGATAACAGATATCTTGTTTGCCAATAAGAAATTTCCATTGGTAGTAGAATCAACTCCGATGCCAGAAGGTATCGCTGAATTTGCCCACATGGAAACACCTCTCGACCAAATGAAACAAGACCCGTATGGATTTCCGGGTGATGGTAGAGAGTTGATGCCCGGTGCAATGTCAGCAGAACAACCAAACTTAGGTACATACGGAAAAGAGTTCGGAGATGTTCTAAAAGAGGGAAAAGCAAAAATTGGTGAACCTCAAGTCGAACCGGCAAAAGAAATGGCTCGACGAATGGAGGAGTGTATTCACGATCAACTCCTAGATACCAATGCTGTCAATGTACTCAGAAAATCCATCTTTGAATCTGCGTTGGTTGGTACGGGAATTGTAAAAGGGCCGTTTAATTTTTACAAGCGTATCCACAACTGGAAGAAAGATGATAACGGAGAACGAACATACGATCCGTATGAAAAGATGGTTCCACGTATCGAGTCTGTTTCTGTGTGGGATTTTCATCCCGATCCTGCTGCAGCAAAGATAGAAGACTGTGAGTATGTCATCGAACGACATAGGATGAACAGACAACAGTTGCGTTCGTTAATTATGCGTCCGCATTTCAATAGGATAGCAATCGAAAATATCATTGCAACTGGGCCTAACTACACAGATAAATATTACGAAGATACTATTCGTGAAGATGAAACAGAAGCATACTACCAAGAGAGTCGATATGAAGTCCTAGAGTATTGGGGTATCCTCGATACAAAGTTTGCAAAAGAAGTTGGTTTAGAACTCAACGGAGAAATGTCAGGCTTTGATCAGGTACAGATAAATGCGTGGGTATGTGGAAATGAAGTTTTACGTTGTGTCCTAAATCCATTTGTTCCTGCACGAATACCATACCAAGCGTTTCCATTTGAAATCAATCCATACCAATTATGGGGTGTAGGTGTTGCAGAGAATATGGAATACTCACAGAAATTAATGAATGGCCACTATCGTATGGCTATCGATAACTTAGCCCTAGCAGGTAACTTGGTATTTGACGTGGATGAAGCGAGTTTAGTTCCCGGACAAAACATGGATATCTTTCCGGGTAAAATATTTAGGAGACAATCTGGTGTAACTGGTACGGCAATCAACGGACTAAAGTTTCCGAATACAGCACCAGAAAACATACAGATGTACCAACTCGCTAGACAACTAGCAGATGAAGATACAGGTATTCCATCGATTATGCACGGACAAACCGGTGTTACAGGCACGGGACGAACTGCTGCAGGACTATCTATGTTGATGGGATCAGCAGGTTTAGCTATGAAAACGGTCATAAAAAATATAGATGACCACCTATTAAAACCACTCGGTGAATCTTACTTTCAATGGAATATGCAATTCAATGAAAAAGTAGAAGATGTAACCGGAGACTTAGAAATTAAACCACGAGGTGTTTCTGCTGTGATGCAAAAAGAAGTACGAACACAACGTTTGATATCTCTATTACAAACGGTATCTAATCCGATGTTAGCACCGTTTATAAAGATACCTAATTTAATGAAGGAGTTGGCAATCGCACAAGATATCGATCCCGATAGTTTGGTGAACGATGCTAACGAAGCACAACTATACGCAAAAATGTTACAAGGATTAATGGCAAATGCTCAACAAGGATCAAGCCCGCAAACTAGCCCCCCTAATCAACAACAAGGAATGGCCCCTACTGGAGGAATACCTGAAGGAACTCAAGGAACTGATGATTCAGGGCGTGGTAATGGCACAATCGGAGTCGGAACTTCGCCAAGTGCAGGGGAAACTGGTTTTACTGGAGAGCCTACTCAAACTCAAGAATAACTATGAGGCAGTGATAAAAAATGGCTGAAGAACCAAACATACTTAGAGGAACTGTTACACCTGATCAATACCAATCACAGATGGTTGATTTCTATAATCAAACATTGGGCACAGGTATTCAAACAACTGTGCCGATTGATGAGGACGAGAAAGAAAAAAAACCTACTGTTAATATACAATCGGGCATGATGGAAGGAAAAGATCCTGCTATACAGGATTTTAGTCAAGCTGATTTTGATTTTTCAGATAGTATCAGAGAAGACTATTTAAAAAATTATCAACTCGATAAAGAAAAAAGTATAGATTTATCGGATACAAGTTTTAAAGAAATTATAGATGACCCTACTCAACTAACTGCTGAATTTAAAAAATTTGCTAAACAAAAAGGTGAAAGCCCAACAGGTAAATTAGTTGGTGGTTTAGGAGTGGTAACAGGTATGAATGTTATGGGATTACCCACACCTATAGTTGCTGCGGGTATGTCATATCTAAATAATAAACAACATTTTTCTAATTTAAATGCAGAAGGAACAATGTTTAAAATACAGGGGCAAAATGTATCTCGTAGACCAGATAGTTTAACATACACGGGTACTTTGCCTACGGGTATGTCCCAACAAGACGTTGCTCGTATAGATGCTATGCGTATGGGAAAACTACCGGGAAGTTTAAGAGTGTCTGATGATAAAGATAATCCAGAGATTATTGGCTTTGATGGTATGTTCGACGCTAAAACAGCACAAGATCTAGGTGGTAATTTTGATGCACATGGTAACTGGCATGAATTTAAATCAGGGTATATAGGTAAAGATTTTAGAAATCCTCAAGCGGTTAGAAGTGCATTTAAAGAAGCATTTGGTGGTATGTCTATCGATGAATACAGAGACAATAGGCGTTTAAAACAATCAACATTAAATGTTTTTACCGGCGTATTTAAACGTAACGATCCTACAAAACATAATCAACATATAGAAGATTTTAAGAATAGCATTAGTGGTGAGGGGAAAAAGTCACCAGACCTTCCATTTACAGGAGATCCTGAGTTGGGAACTATAGGGTCTAAGTCACCAGACCTTCCATTTACAGGAGATCCTGAGTTGAGAACTATAGGGCCTGAAGACCAAACATCAGACTTCACGGCAGGTACAGTAAATGATTCTGACGCTGCGGCTTTTGATACTGGTGGTGATTTTGGTACACCTCCAGATGTAGATCCTACTAGCGGATTTGCTGCTGATTATAAACGTGGTGGCACAGTTGGTATGCAAGCCGGTGGCATGGCAAGTCGAGTTACAGAAGACATGGGATTTGTAGGTGGTCGTCCACCAGAGCAAGTTCCTGAAGAACAAACAGTTGCAGATGACGTACCGATGGAAGCTGAAGATGGCACATTTATTATAAATGCAGCCGCCGTAGAGATGGCAGGAAGTAGCGATATCGAAGAAATGTTAATCAAAGCATACAATAAATTAGGCGGAGGGGTTGACAATCAAGGTAAAACCACTAAAATACCTAGTAAGGAAGAAATCAGTATATTGGTATCACGAGGAGAAGTCGTGGTTCCCCCAGAAATAGCAAAAATTATTGGTTATAAGCGATTGGAGAAAATAAACAATCGTGGTAAACAAGAAGTTTCTCGCAGACAATCCCAACGTAAAAAGGCAAGAGAGGGATTTGCGGGGCCTCAACCAATTCAAGCATAAATAGAGATTCACTGGCTACCTGCGAAAGCGGCCCCAGTATATAACCGAAGTGGCTACCTACAAGCCAAGTAGCCCCACAATATGAGGTAAAAACAAATGGCAAAAGAAGTAAAGGGCCGTAGAGCCAACAAACCTAATGATTCCTTTGGAACAACCAACGAAAAATCTTTATATCGAGGTAAGTATCGAGACGATGTTTACAAAGATGAAGAAGATAAACAAGAAGAACAACAAGCACAAGAACAGGACACCGAACAAACGGCCACTCCTAAACAAAATGCAGGTGATAGTTTTGCACCGGCTCAAAAGAAAGAAACAGAAGAAAAACACGACTTTAAAAAACGTTATGATGATTTAAAACGTCATTACGATGAAAAAGTCCAAGAATTTAAGGATACAACTGAAGACTTAAAAGCACAACTCAATTCAGTTAAAGAACGTGCGTACGAACTTCCGAGAGGAGTACAACCACCAAAAACTGTAGAAGAGCTACAAGAGTTTAAAGAACGATATCCTGATGTTTTTGAAGTGGTTGAAACTGTTTCCGGATTACAAGCTGAAACACAGGTAGCAAAACTACGAAAAGAGATGGATGAAATAAAGGGACGTGAGAAAGAGTTGACTAAGCAGAAGGCTTACGAAGAACTCTTACGATTACACCCTGACTTTGAAGACATCAAACAAGATCAAAAGTTCTTCGATTGGTTGGATACCCAACCCGTATCATTGAGTGATGGTATCTATAAGAACAATACCGACGCAAAATTAGCCGGTAGAGTTTTGGATCTTTACAAAGCTGACATGAATATCAGCACTAAGAAGTCAACTAGGCGTGATAGAAATACCGATGCTGCTGCGGTTATTACAAAACAACAACCAAAAGAAGTATCAACACAAGGTAAATCTGGAAAGGTTTGGAAGGCTTCAGAAATCGGCAAACTGAAACCGTGGGAGTTTGAAAAACTTGAAAAAGAAATCGATCAAGCACGTTCAGAGGGCCGAGTAGACTTTAATAACTAACTAACCTCAACTAAATAGGGAGAGAGAAAATGGCATTTACAAGTGCTGCAGGTTATGGAAACCTGCCTTCCGGTAATTTTGCACCGGAAATATTTAGCCAAAAAGTTCTCAAGTTCTTCCGTAGAGCTTCGGTTGCAGAAGATATTACTAATACCGACTACGCAGGTGAAATTGAAAACTTTGGCGATACGGTTCGTATCATTAAAGAACCAACAATCACAGTATCCGCTTACCAAAGAGGTTCTGTGGTAAACCCACAAGACTTGGCAGACGATCAAATTACAATGACTGTTGATCAAGCAAATGCTTTCGCATTTAAGATTGACGACATTGAAGAGAGACACTCCCATGTCAACTTTGAAGCATTGGCAACATCTTCAGGAGCTTACTCTTTGAAGAGAAAGTACGATGCTAATATACTTCAGGCATTATCAGATGGTGCAGGATTAGCCGGTGCAGATGATGCAAGTTTATCAGGTGGTTTAACAACTACTCTATCAACTCTAGGTACAGCATCTTCTCCAATTAACGTGGAGGCAGATGATGCAGGTATCAACTTAATGCTCTTAATGGCTAGAGTATTAGATGATCAGTCCGTGCCAGAAGAGAACAGATGGTTCGTTGCACCTCCAATTTTCTATGAAAAAATGTTTCAAGCAGGGAACAAGATTGCAGAAGTACAGGTAACTGGTGACGCATCTTCTAACCTAAGAAACGGACTTGCAACACCGGGTACTCTAGCAGGGTTTTCCTGTTACAAATCAACAGCGTTGAATAGTACAGGTGGAACTGATCAGGTAACACTCACAGGTGTTGCTACAGATGCAAGTGAGAACATCGTTCTTGCAGGACATATGTCTGCCGCAGCCACAGCTTCACATATCGCAAAAACTGAAGTTGTCCGTTCAACCGAGTCATTTTCAGATGTTATTCGTGGATTGCACGTCTTTGGAAGAAAAGTCCTCAGACCAGAAGCTCTCGTACGTGGCATCATTGACTTCGCTTAATCATAGGAGAATAAAATATGGCTACTATTGATAGAACTCCTAACGGAGGAACTGCAGGTCATCCGAGTAATGTTAACAGAC